ATAAGGTGAATGATATAATAATTGTTTAGGCTCCTCTACTTTTTTATCTAAATTAAATGGAGGTAATTGTGGTAATGCTTGATCTAAGGAATTAATTGTAAAATCAAATGATGGTCTCCATACATCCGAAATATAATATCCTGGTATTTGATGACATTCGTTTTTTTCCATAGCTCGAACGTGACTGAAATCTACATGATAGACTTCTGCTATGCGGCTTCTATCTCTAGAGTAAATAATCTCTAAAGCATATCCACCAAATAATTTATAATCTAAAGCTACTTTGCTGTAGATATCATTCCATGATTCTCCTGCTCTGTTAGCAACTTTTAAGATGTCTTCATTGTCTGTAACTAAACCATCTCCGGTTATAGCTTGTACAATTGAATTTACACATGAAGCATGTGTTGATGATTGATTGTATAGTGAAATTAAGTATTCTGGATACATGTTATCTGCTCCAAATTTCATATACTTTGGCTTATCTTTTGTCCCATCTCTATAAGGATTAGATTCGCGATCATATCCGCTTTTAGCGAATTCTTCTTTACGTTTTATAGCTGAGAAGTTAAATTTTTTATTTTCCATTAGTCTTGATATGTGTTAAAGGTACCATTTTCATTCGTGGATATAAAGTCTGTTATTGCTGGGTCATTCGAACCTGAAACCCAAACTCTCTCTATATCAATAAATCCACCATCATATTTTCTGTTTAGATATTTCTGGAATGTTGCCCATCTATAATCTATAATTGCTATTGGGTCATTATTATCTGCCCATTTAAGTGCTGTAACGTTCCATATTGCGTCTTGAAATTCACTTACATAAGGTGAGATGTCAGCCATGTATTGGCCAGAAGCAGTTGGTGCTTGATTTCTATTAGATTGAACTAATAACCATCCGTCTCCTCCTTTAGTGGTATTTGAAATAATACTACCTGATAATTCCCAAGTTGATTGATCGTAACTACTAGTAATAGAGTATAATGCCTCTGATGCACTAACGGGATAGTTTACCCATAATGCGTTTGTATCTATACCTGAGCTACTGTAATTTAGTCTAATCATCGTCTAAGAATAAATATTGTTTTATTGTAAAATAGATATTAAAAAAAAGGGGAGCTACGCTCCCCCTAATTTTAAGTAATATATTTAGAGTGCAGTATTGATACCCGAAAGTACCGTTGCTAAAACTGATCCACTAATTTCAGATGCTGGGAATGGTTCATCCCCTGTAAATGTTAAAGTGTATCCGTTCATATCTCCAAAAGCTGTTCCCGTTTGTCCAATTCCCCCTGATAATGTCATACCGTTTTCTTGGCCTAAATAGAAAAATGTTCCTATTCCACCGTCTTCAGTTCCATTATTAGTTTGAGCTATAATCTTTAAGTCTGGGTTCTGTGCAAGAACTTTGACTTGATTACGAGTAGCGCTTTGTAGTTTTTGAAATGGTGCGTTTACTACTTGTTCGTAATAAACTGTACCGTTTTCAATACTACTGTTGATTGTTTCTGTAAAGTCACCTGTGTTTTTAGCAAGTTCGAATAAAAAGAACGTACCTGATCCACTGATGGCTGTTATTAATCCAACATCTGCGCCAACAACTGAACTAACTGAACCACTTAATATATAAATTTGACGGAGTCCACCCATGTTGTCTCGACAACCTAGTTGAAAACCGCTAGTTATATCACATGCCATAATTTTAAGTTTTTTAGTTAGTTAATAATTGGTTCAGCTTAAGCTTGATCATTAGATACCCAATATTTTGGATGTCCAATTTGCGTACCTAATTTGTTTCTCAGTCTGTATTTTAAAGTATCAGAATTAATATCATACCAAAGTTGGTAATTAGAAGTATCTGAAATCAAATCACATCCTACGAATGCATCTGATGCAGGTCCTAATACTACTCTTTCTGAATTTCTTAATCCCCATCCACCTACGATAACCACGTTTGGATATCCTGGTAATGGCACCTCATAAAATCCACCTCTTGACTTCACTGAAGTTGGGTCAAAATGGAATAAGTTTTGAGTTGTAAGACCGTTGATTATTCTTTGGAATACTTTAATTCCACAGAAGAAAGTTAAATCCGGAGCATCTACAATGTTCGCATCTGCTACACCTAACATTCCTGTTAATTGGTCGTATGCAGTTGAACCTGTAATTACCAATGCTGAAGCTCCTGTTGCAACCACTACATTAGCAGTAGAACCACTAATTAATGCTTTAAAGCCATCAGCTTCTGGTTCTACACTTGATCCAGGAAATTGTGATCCTGAAACAGCGTTCCAAATAAAGTTATCATTGTCTTGTTGAGCTTTAGCTACTAATTCAGTAGTTAAGTCATTTAATAAACTGAAAGTCTCTTCGTAAGACCCTTCAGGTAACGCAGATATACCTAGGTATTTCTGAGTAAGTGTTTGAAGATTCCAAGCATCGAATGCTGTTCTCTTCGTAACAGTAATGTTTCTTTGAGTAAATATTGCTGAACCACTTGGAGTAGTTACTGCATCACCACCTTGAAAATAAGGTATAACAGCAACCTTGTTCAAAGGCTCTTGATATTTAATCCCTTCTTGAATCGACACATACTCTGCAGTATTTCCTTTGTAGATTGTTTGAAGTAAAACTCTACCTGCTACTTCGTTGTTAAAGTCTGCTAATGCAGTTACATTTAATCCCATAATAGTTTAGTGTTTTGTTTTATTAATTATTTGTTAGACATTCTTTTCAACATCATGTTGTATCGTTTGTCTTCTTTTGTGTCTCCCGCTTTGGAAAACTTAATTGCTGGTACAGTTTTGTCAGCAGCTGGTTCTGAACTGAAAGATGACATTTTTTCTTCCATTGACTTCATTTTCTCGTCAATTTTCATCATGTCTTTCTTTAATTCTTCTACCTTTGCCTCAACTACTTCTGCAATCATTTCAACAACATCCTCAAGTGCGAATCCGCCCTCTTCAATTGCTTTTCTTTTAGCGTCTGCTTTCTCGTCTTTAATTCCGTCTAGATATCCTTCTTCTTCAGCGTCTGTTCTAGCGTCCATATCATCTTTCGATGCGAATGCTCCTTCGTCAGCTACATCACCTTTCTTAATTAAATCCTTGTCTTGAGGGTCCATGTCTTCTTCAGCTAAATCTGCTGAACCTTCCCCTTTTGCGTCTGGATATTTAAGTCCTGTGATTTTAGAATCTTTATCTAAAATAAATTGAATACCAGATTTAGAAATGTGTTCTCCTTCAGGTGCTTCAACAAAATTCCCTTTGTCATCCTTAACGTATAAGATTTGACCTAAGGCAAATTTGCCAGTTTTCTGATTTGATACTTCACTTCCGTCTTCTAGTTTCGCACTATCGAAATTTTGTACGTTCTTTGCTTCGACTAAATTAAAGTGTTGTTTTACTAACTCTTTTAATTCATTTTTAGTCATAGTAAATGTTTGTAAAAAATTATTGATGAGGCAAGATGCCCCATTTCATAATGATAAATATCAATATACTTATACATGTTTTACAAAACCCGTAGGCTTCCGTAGTAAGAGTTTGTATATTGTATACGTATAATAAAAACATAATAATATGAACACAATCAATCAAGCAAACCCAAGAGGACAATGGCCTAAAGTATGCGTCAACTGTGCTAAGAATGGAACAGAAACAGTATTAAACCCAGGCGTTAACTGTTATTTATCAATGTTTAAGAATGCCGCTTATCAATGTAAGTCATGTAAGGCAAAACAATCACAAGTTGAACACACTGCTAAGTGGCAATTGCCTTGGTTTAGAGCTAAGAAATTAATTTATTTAACTGAATATCATAACGCTACACCTGCAGCTGTATATGCTGTTTATTACGATATGGATATTATTTATATTGGTGAATCTGCTAAACCAGAACAACGTAGAGTAGCCCATTTTTCTAAGCATATTAAGAAAGATATGAAGCTTTGGCAGAATAAAATATCATATGATTTAGCTACCGCAGTATTAGATAGAAATAGATTATCATTTGATGTAATAGAATATGTGCAAGATAAAAAAGAACGAATGGTACGAGAAAGATATCATTTAGATCAGCATAAATTAGCCTTTGGTGAATATCCTAAATATAATCTTGATCATACAGGTAGAAAACGTCATCATTTAGTAGACAAAAGAAAGGGATAGATCAAGAGGTTCCTTGTCTATTCCCTTCCTAAAGAAAAAAAATATATACAATAAATAGCACTGGTTTATTAATGGACTAATTTGCCAGTGCAATCATAAATATATTTACTTTGATTCCCACTGTTGTAAACAGATGACGAATCTTTGTTTGCCATCGGGAAATTCCTTACGCATTACATCTGATGTAACACATCTACTTAGGAATGTATCTTTGTCTTCTTTTAATTTAGGATTTGGTAAAGGCATATTCTTGTTTGTTTGCTAAAATTGTTTTATCATTAAAAATACCCTCAACACTAAAGCCTTTTACAGCTCCTGTCTTGATGTATTTGTCCCACACTTCTGAATTATTTACTTTATAGATTCCGAACCATGAACCTTTAGATAAGTTATACCCATATGAGTTAGACTTATCATTTTTCTCATCTTCTACTAACCACGATTCTACTAATGTTAAATCAGCTACTTTTCTATCTGGATCATGTTCTATGTTAACAGAATCAATTAATTTATTTTCCATCAATTTATATGATAGTTTTTTAATACCTGCTGCATCGAAAAATACATAATACTTTTCTCCATCCTCATCAAATCGAGGTATTAATTTATCTGGTACCATTAACGGTCCAGCTAATTCCATTTTTTCTCCAACTGCACTAAATTCAAATTGTCCTTCAGGTACACCTGCTTCTATTTGGTCTAATGTTCTAGCTTTAGGACTAACTTGTGATGCTTGTTGTGATCTAGGTCCTCCTATTATTTCTTCTAATATAGGATTCTTATACGATCGTTTATTATTTGTATCTTCTCGTTTAAAGAATTTTTGTTGCCATGAATGACGACAATTAAAACTACCCTTGTATACGAATATATCATATGTGCTGAATTCTTCATTAGCACCAAATAATGACATATTATTGATATCCTCTAGTCTGTATAATAAATCTAAATTTAATACTTGTCTACAGAATGTTCTATTTTTTGAATCTCTAGGACCATTATATTTATATAACACTTTAAATTGTGAAGTATCATTTAAACTACCTTTATCAGGATTAGAATCGCTACGCTTTACAGCGAATTCGGCGTATAAACTGTTATTAAATTCATCTTCACTTATTTCTAACCACGTGTCATTAGATAATGACTCATGCGTTTTACCCACGGATTTTAAGTTCTTAAGTAATTGTTCTTTTTGCTCAGAATCGAAGTTATCAAAATGTTTTTCCATTTTTAACGGTTCTGATTCTTCTATTTTTTGTAGCATTTTATCAGTTGCTTCAGAATGTGATCTACATGCCATATAAACGATTTCTCCTTCAACATCATGTGTATGAGTACCTGCACAACCAATATTATTAGCCATTTGTAATGCTTGATTTTCATTATCAAATACTGGTATACCACCTATTTCTTTTAAATCAGCGAATCCTAATTTCTTATATATACGCTCTCTTTCTGATGCTTGTTTAATTTCAGAATATATTACTTGTCTATTAGACTCTTCTAACAAACCAGCTTGTCTTAATTTCTTTTCTGCCCAAGGTAAAGCACTAGGTCCTCCCCATAATAAATAAGATATATAACCACAAGCATTATAATCGCTTCTCTTTATAGCTAAGTCGTAATTATCTCTTTGACGTATTAAAAACGCTCTCATACGCTTAATTGTCTGCATACTTATGTTTTCACCGTTAGCTAACTGCGTTGCTCTTCGTTTGCCAACCGCTGTAGCACATTTATTTTTAATCGCTTCATTTCGCTT